AGACGGATTCGCTCGGGCTTCGGATGACGCTGCGCCTCAACTGGATCTTGCGCCGCACGGGCATTGTCGCGTGGACGCAGAACGTAACTTGGTAAACACGGGGAATCAAACAAACAAAGAGGAGCCTTGACTATGGCCGACAATGAAGCAACCGAAGCCGCCAAGAAGCGGCTCACCGAAGAACGGGAAATAACCGAAGTGTCACGGCGGGAATATGCTGAGCGGGCGAAGGGCAAACCCACGCCGACGCAGGAAGAGAACGACCTCGCCGCGCTCGGCGCACATCTCGTCGAGAAGGAAGAGGACGGCTCGCCGCCCGATCCGAACGTGCGGCAAACAAAGCAATCCGAGCCGAACAAGCCGGTCGGCGGCGGGTATCAAACGCGCTCGCAGCAGCCGGCCCAACCAAAGCCGAAGCCGCCGCAAGAATGAACACCGGCACACTCTTGTCGAAGATCGGCGCCTTCATGGCGAGAGCCGTCGAGGGCGCCTATCGGCCTGGGCCGTATTTGATCAATTACGGCAACCCGAGCGGCTGGCTTCCTGACGGCGCGCCGATCAATTTCTGGCAATGCGGGATTGATCCGCGCGCGCTCTCGGGCTCTTCGGCCATGGTCGAGGCCTGTGTTTCGGCCTACGCGCAAACGATCGCCGCATGTCCGGGCGATCATTGGGTTTCATCGCCCAATGGCGGGCGCGAGCGCGTCACGACCTCGGCGCTGTCGCGCATCATTCGCCGGCCCAACGACTACTCGTCGATGTCGGATTTGCTGCTCAATCTGACGCGGCGGCTCTATACCAGGGGTGAGGCTTTCGGGCTCGCGATCCGCAATAACCGGTTTGAGATTTCCGAATTGCACTGGATGCGCGAGGGCTTCGCGATGGTGGCCGAGGATGGATCAATCTTTTACAGCCTAACCGGCAACGAGATCGTCCAGCGGCGGTTCGATATGCTAAATCCGATCCCGGCGCGCGATGTTTTGCACATTCGTTTGCATACGCCGCGGCATTCGTTGAAAGGCGAAAGCCCGATAACGGCCGCTGCGCTCGAACTGGAAATGCAGGGCGCGGCGCTCTCGCAACAGGGCGCCTTCTATCTCAACCAGGCGCGGCCATCGTTTGTCCTGGAGACGGACGAGAAGATCACCGTCGCGAAGGCAGGCGAACTGCGTGAGCTCTGGAATGCACAGACGCGTGGCGAGCATGCCGGCGGGACGCCGATCTTGAGCTGGGGCCTGAAAGCAAAGCCGATCACGATCGGCGCCAGCGACGGGCAGCTTGCCCAAATGCTCGAGATGACGGACCAGCATATCGCGCTCGCGTTCCGCATGCCGTTGCAGATTCTCGGCATTGGCGGCACGCCGTTTGCGTCGACCGAGGCGCTTATGAGCTCGTGGAAGGCGACCGGGCTCGGGTTCGCGCTTAATCATATTGAAGAGGGCTTCGGCATGCTCTTTGGTCTCGCCGGCTATCCGGCGGAATACATCGAATTCGATACCGAGGCGCTGCTGCGCTCGTCGTTCAAGGAAATGATCGATGCGTTGACGACCGGCACACGCCGGCTGATGACAATCAACGAGGCGCGCAGGCACATCGATTTGCCGGCCAAGGACGGCGCCGATACGATTCTCGTGCAGCAACAGGACATCCCGATCGATATGGCCGGCAAGATAGCAAAGCCGCCGAAGCCCGCCGGCGCCGATGGCACGACCGACGGTGCCGCCGACGGTGCCGACACGACCGACGCGGAACAGGGAGCGGCGAAAGATTATGAGCGAATGCGCAACCGGTTCCGATCCTCGCATGCCCGCCGCGCTCTCGCCGCTTGAAGTGCTCGCCGAAGAGGTCGGCGACATTACCGGCCGCATCGAACGAGAGCTCGGGCTGCGAGTCGCCGTAGCACTGGCGGATCTGCGCCGGCAGGACGCCGAGCGTCAGCTTGATTTCGAGCGGCTCAAGCGTCAGTGCGAGGAAGTGCTTGCGACGATCAAGTCTGGCGAGCGCGGCGAAGCTGGACCCGTAGGGCCGCCTGGCCCCGCCGGCCCCGCCGGCCCCGCCGGTGAGCCCGGCCCGCCCGGGCCGCCTGGACCCATCGGGCCGCCCGGGGAACGCGGCGTAGCAGGCCCCCGGGGCGAATGCGGGCCATCCGGCGAGATGGGGCCGATCGGCCCGGCCGGGCTGACCGGAGAAGCCGGGCCAGCCGGCGCGCGCGGCGACATCGGGCCGCCTGGGGAACGCGGCGACATCGGCCCGCGTGGCGAGAAGGGCGAGGCCGGCGAACGTGGGCCGGAAGGGCGTCCCGGCAAGTTGCCGGTCGTGAAAGCCTGGCGCGACGGCGAGGTCCATTACGAGGGCGATGTCGTCACGCATGCGGGCACGACATGGCAGGCGCTCAAGGATACCGGCCGGTCGCCCGGCACTCGTGACTGGATCGCGCTCGCGAGCGGAATCGATCCGTGCGGGCGCTTTGACCCGGAGGCGGCTTATCGACGGCTCAGCCTCGTGGCGCTCAACGGCGGTTCGTTTATTGCAATCAAGGACGATCCCGGCCCATGCCCGGGCGACGGATGGCTCCTGCTCGTCTCGCAAGGCAAGAGCGGCAAGCAAGGGCCGCCCGGCGAGCGCGGCCCGCAAGGCGAACGCGGAATGAAGGGCGAGCCCGGAAAGCCGGCCACGGCAACGATGCGCGGCGATGTCTTGACGCTCACGAATGGCGACGGCTCGACCGTCGAGCTCGATCTCGGGGCCGGCTGATGGCGACCTCGGTTGAATTCACGGTCATAACGCCGGCCACCGATCTCACGCTGCTGACGATCGAGGAATTGCGCGCCGCCGCAGGCCTCGATCCAACCGACACCAGTCAGGACGCGGTGCTGACGCAATATGAGGCCGAGGTGGCCGCAGAAATTACATCCGATTGCGCGATTGCGAGCGATGGCGTCAATCCACCGACGCTGCATGCGGAAACGTGCTCCGATCTGTTCCGCATCAAGTGTCCGGTCGAAACTCTCCTGCTCTCGCGTCGTCACGTAAGCGACATCGCATCGATTGCCGAGAATGGCGTCCTTTTGGCGAATACCGATTGGTGGCTCGCAGCCGAGCCCGGCAGACTGGTTCGCTTAATTGGTGATGCCGATGCATGCTGGTCGGCGAGCAAGGTCGAGGTCGTCTACACCGCCGGCTTCGATGTCATTCCGGCAGACCTGAAGGCGGAAGCAAAATGGCGCATCAAGCTCAAGAAGTCGGAAGCTTCCCGCGATCCATACCAGCGTCGGTACAGAGATGAAATTCCCGGCGTTCGCTTGACCGAAGTCGACTATCAGATCGGCGGGCTCGAAAGGTTGACCGGCGATGGACTTCCTTCGGAAAGCGAACGGCGCCTGCGGCGCTACATGACACAGAGCATGGCGGGCTGACGCGGTGAGGCGTGATCAAGCGGAACCATGAAAGCCCCAATCCAGCTTCGTAGCTCATTGGTTGCCGGCAATGTTCCGGTGAGCCTGAAGGTCGGCGAACTCGGCATCAACGAGGCGGACAGCCTTCTGTTCTATCGTAACCCGACCGGTGTAGTGACATCCTTCAATCTGGCCGGCGGCGGCGGCGGTGGCGGGGCGCCGATCAACAGCCCGGTCTTCACTGGCGACCCGCGGGCGCCAACGCCGATCGCAACTGACAATGACACGAGCATTGCCACGACGGCATTTGTCAAAGCGCAGAGCTATCTCACTTCGGCCGATCTCTCGACTTACGCGCCGCTTGCATCGCCTGCCTTGAGCGGGAATCCGACAGCACCAACCCCTGCAGCAGGCGACGCCGACACCTCGATTGCCACGACGGCGTTCGTCGCGACCTATTTCGAGAAACTGCACGGGATCGGGCAATGCTATCTGTCGCTGTCTGGCGCGAACCTTCTGCTCGCGCCGTTCAGCGGCAACCTGATCCTGATCAACGGCGCGTTGGTCACGATCCCGGATGCTGGAGTGACGCTTGCACCGACCAGCACGGCGGCCACGACGCTCTACTACATCTACGCCTACTTGAGTTCCGGTACGCTGACGCTGGAATACTCCACAACGGCTTACGCGACCCAGACCGGCACGGGCGTCAAGATCAAGAGCGGCGACGCGACGCGCACGCTGGTCGGCATGTGGTGCAGCGCGTCGGCCGGGGTGTGGTCAACGTCAAGAACGGAAGGCGTTTCGTATTTCAATCCGCAATATAAAACCCAATATGCTGGTGCTGTTGGGATAAGCACGACTAGCACGACTTTCGCTGAAATGATTTCAACGAGCCGGGTTAACTTCATTTCGTTTGCTGGGCGAGTAGTCTCGGTCCTGCTGCATGTGCGCTGCTACAACGACACCAACACAGCAAGCTATATCTGCAACGTCGCGCTGGACACCCTGGCAAATCCACAAATTCCGATCGACATGCGCTATCAGCAAGCCACCGCTGTTGGCAGTTGGGGCAATCTATTCGGCGCAATCACGCAAACCTATACCGAAGCGCGTCACTTCATGACGCCTATGCACAAAGAGTCCTCTGGCACCGGCACTGCTGATTCTCATTACATCGAAGTCGGAGTGTGGGGATGACCAAGCAACTCGGGCCAACATTTGGCGACGAAGTCACAGCGGCCGGTCTCGGCGGTTTGCCTTTCAGTTGGGGTGCGACCGACGACACGATCACCGGCCGGGAGAACCTGACGCCCGCGCAGAACACGACGCTCGACGGCGTTATCGCCGCGCATGACCCGACAAAGAAACGCAAGAACATCATGCCGACGTCGGACTTCATCGCGCGCTGGACTAACCAGGAATATCTCGCGCTTGAGAAGAAGCGTGCGGCCGACATTGCAGCAAACAAGGTTGGCAACGCCAAAAACTGGGATGTTGTGGTCGCGGAAGATAACATCGACATGAATAAGCAAAAGTTTCAGAACTTGAAGGCCGACATCGTGGCGGATGGTATTCTCACGCAGGCCCGCGCCGACGAGATCTTCGACACGCCGCCAAGTGGATAATCATGGACGCCGTCTCCACAAAGGCAACGTATGCCAGGATGCTCGATCAGAGTGTCGGCGTCCGGCGATATTCCGGGACCGGGCCGGGCCGCTCATATATCCAGGCGAATGCACGCGCGCGCGTGGTCGGCTATTTGCCGGACGAGGTCGTCGGTTCCATTCAGCAGGGCGATCGCAAGGCGATCGTGTACGCCGACGACTTGATCGGCAGTGCGGTCTCGCTGCCGGTCTTGGGTTCCGATAAGCTCGTTGTTCGCGGCAGAGAATTGCAAATCGTGGCGGTGGATGATTCGACGCGCCGCGTGCAAGACGTGCTGATTGCCTATGAGCTGGTGGTCAGAGGATGAGCTCGATCAACGATGCCTGGAACGCGTTGAAGGCCAGGTTAGCGGCGCCCGGTTCCGGCATCACCATTCCGCTGCGGTTCCCTGGCGATTTGACGCCGCTGCCAGATACACCAAGCGCTTACGCTTATGTGGAACTCATTAACGACGGTTCCGGCGGTGGTCCAACGGCGTTCGGCGGCGGCAATGGTGGCAACCTCTATCGCAATTTCGGGGCTGTCGAGATTTACGTATTTTCTCCGTTGGGCGAGGGCCAGGAAGTGGTCAATGGCTATGCCGAGACAATTGCGGCATGGCTGCGCAGCTATCGAACCGCAGACATTTTTATCCGCTCGGCCGACACAAGGCCAATCGGCGAGGGTTCGGGCATCGCCCCACCTGGCTTGTCCAATCCCGTGAACAACTACCAATGCGCTTTGGTCAGCGCCGCGATGACATTCGACCAGTTCGGCTAATTCCCTTGGGCAAGGTGAAGGCTCGCTGTCATAGCGTGCCATTCCCCTAGACGGGTTGCCGACGTGGCCCGCGTCGGCAATCCTTTGGAGGCATCCCATGTCGCTCGCAGAAGGCACGCAATGCAGCATTGCGTACAAGAAATATGCCATCGGAAGCATGGCCTCGAATGCCGAGGCGAATTCCGCCACGGACCTCGTTCCAACAGGCGCGCAACTGTTGCGGCGAGTGTCGAGCTCGCTCAAGCTCGCCAAGGACACCTACAAGAGCAACGAGATCAGGCCAGACCGTCAGATCTTCGACTTCCGTCACGGCATCAGGCGCGTGACCGGATCGATCTCTGGCGAATGGTCGCCGGGCACGTATTTTGACTTCTTCGAGGCCGCCCTGCGCGCGACCAGAGCGCCGGCTGTGACGGGCTCGCCCGCCGATTTCACCAGCGTTGCGGCAAGCGCCTCGGCGAAGACCTTCACTTTCGCGAGCGGCGACGCGGCGGCCAAGGGCTTTCGGGTTGGCGACATCATAAGTTTCACCGGCTTGAGCGCTACTGGCAACAATTCGGTGAACTATCTGGTCACTGCCATTACCGGCGCCGGCACTGTGCTCGGCGTGTTGCCGGCCCCGACCGATATGGCGGCCGATACGACCTTCACGGTCACACAGACCGGATCGACGGTCTCAATGCCGACTTCGGGCTTCGTGTCCCGAAAGTTCGCCTTCGAGCATCAGTTCACCGACATCGACACGTCCCACCTGTTCACCGAATGCCGCATCGGTGGCATCACCTGGTCGCTGCCCGCAACGGGGCTGGCGACAATCGAGATTCCGGTCATGGGCCGCAATATGGAATTGTACTCCGCTGCTGCCGCTCCGTTCTTCACCGCGCCAACCGATGTCAACACCAACGGCATATTTGCTGCCGTGAACGGCCAACTGCGTGTGGGAGGCATGACGGTGGGGGTCGTGACGGGATTGAAAATAACGCTGAATTTGAACCCGAGCAGCGATGCCGTCGTTGGGCAGAATTTTGCGCCGGAAATTTTCTTGGGACCGGCAGATGTGACCGGCGACATGACGTTCATGCTCGAGGACAATACGTTAGTGGCCGATTTCGTGAATGAGAGCGAGATCGACATCGTCGCCTACCTGACGACAGCCTCGGCGCCCGGTTCGCCGGCCGCGAGCATCTACCTTCCGCGCGTCAAGCTCGGCGATGCGGCGGTTGCGGTCACCGGCGGTGCGGCACAGATCGTGACGGCTCCCTTCCAGGCGCTGCGAGCCAAGACGGCCGGAGGCGGTGTTGAAGCCACCACAATCCGGATCACCGACACGACCGCAATCTAAAAAATCCGCGCCGCCGCGCGGGTAAATGTTGCCGGCTAAAAAGAGCTGGCAACGGTTGATTGAGATCAACCGGGGGCGCGGCCACGGCGGTGACCGCGTCCTCACCTTCCGCCGAAGGAACATAGTCCATGTCGAAATTCGGCGCCCTGACGGGCGACATCAGCCGGACTGCTCGCATACCGTTGACCGATCCCGCTTCGGAACGAGCCCTCCCCATCAAAGACCATGACGGCAAGGAAGCCTATATCGAGGTCGAATATGTCGACAGCGAAGCGGGCCGCTCTTTCGACCGTATGCAAGCGCAGAGCCCGCGCACGCCAGACGAACAGGTCACGCGCAATAAGCACAAGACGGCGCGTCTCACTCGATCATGGTATCTGGTCGACCCTGGCACCGGTGAGCCGATCGATGTGACCTGCAACGAGGAAAGTGCGCGCGAACTCTATTGCGACGAATCCAAGATTGCCCACCATATCTGGCTGCAAGTCTGGATCGGGGCTAATGCACTCTCAAATTTTACCAAACGTGGCTCGGCGATCTCTTCGTCTACGCCGAGCACGAATTCGGCAAATCCCACAAACTAAGCGACGGCTCCAGCGAGGCAGACCATAGGGCCTCGGCAGCGCGCCAATGGGCAATGCTGGGGCGCAAGGAAACCAGCCGGGACATCGATCCGCCGGCGCCGCCTTTCCCGGCCGTGCTGTCTTACCTCTGGCAATGGTTCTGCGACCTCTCGGCGGGCATCACGCCCAATGGCATGACGCCTCCGACGATCAGTTGGGAGGCTGCCGTGGCCTGGGCGAGCTTGACCGGCATCAATCCGCAGCCGTGGGAATACCGGGCAATGATCGCGCTCGGCGCAATGCGGGCGAACATCATCAACGAAGGCTTGAAACAAAAATATGCCAGTGACCGTCAAGATCAACCCGGTCGAAAAGGTCACGACCGCAAGCATCCTCGGTAAGACCCTGGCCGATCGGCAGAAGGTCGCCGCCGATTATGCGCGTGCCGGTCTGGAAGACGCAAAACGCATCGATGCGTCGATCATCGGGCATGAGCCAAAATACACGGTGACGGTCGACGGCAGGGCCAGTGCGCCATTTGAAAGCGTCAATCCGGATAGCGGTTCGATCATCATCGAATTCGAGCAGCAAGCACTTATCGGCGAAGTGCTGCAATGGATCGGCAAAACCCTGATGGAGCGGTCGCCAGCGTCTTCCGGGTCTTACAGGCAAGGCCACATGCTGCTGGCCGATGGGCAACAAGTCGCGATCAACGAAAAGATCGCACCGGCGGATGAATACACCTTCATCAACACGGTGCCCTATGCGCGCAAGATCGAGATCGGCAAAACCCATGCCGGGCGCGCGTTCGTGATCCAGGTCGAGAACCGCATCTACGATCGGGTGGCGCGGGATGCGCGTGCCAAGTTCGGGAAGAAGGCCGATATTCAATTCGGTTACCGGGAGATGACCGGCGCCTATACACTCAAGAAATCAACGTTCAGCGGGCATTGGAAAGTCGGCGCGCGTGGCCGCTCGGGCTTGAGCAAATCCCACCAGGCCGGCGCGGCCGTGCTTTCGCCGGCCATCATCGTTCGATTGAAGAAGTCCTGACAATGGCGACGATGCAGGAATACATCGAGCGGCTGATTTATCAGTTCACGTCGACGGGCGCCGACAAGGTTGCCGACGACATGAACAAGGTCGGCGCGGCGCAGACCACGACCTCGACCTCGGCGCTCAATCTGGAGAAGTCGTTCAACTCGCTCGAGCGGCGGATGGATTCGTCCGTCAGGGCGGCGCAGGACTATGCCAAGATCCAGGCGCAGGTGGCGGCGGCGGTGGCGCAGAACCCTGCGCTTCAGGAGCGTGCGAACAACATCCTGGCGCTGGCGGAACAACGCTATGCGGCGGCAGCGCGCGGCGGTTCGCTCTACGGTCAGGCGCTCAACGCCGGCCAGGCACAAATGCAGGCTTTTGCGGCGCAGGCCGGAATCCTCGGCGATGCATTGACGGCCTTGGGGACCAAGGGTCTTGCCGGTGCCGCAGCGATCGGCGGATTGACGCTTGCCTACAAGGCGGCTTCCGACCAGGCGCACGAGCTCGGGCAAAAGGCGATTGATCTGAAGAAGTTCGCAGACACGACCGGACTGAGCACGAACCAAGTTCAGGCGTTGCGGATCGAGGCCAGCAAGGTCGGTGTGAGTTCGGAGGAAACCGAAACGGCGTTGCAGCGATTCACGCTTAGTTTCGAGGCAGTGCGTCAGGGCAGCGGGGAGGCTTTGGAAACCCTGCGCCGTTATCGCCCGGAACTTGCCGAGCAGATGCGCGACACGCGCAGTGCCGCGACCGCGATCGATATCCTCTCGCAAGCCTATGTTGGACTGACGACCGCGCAGCAAAATGCGATCTCGCGATCCTTCTTCGGCCGCGGCGGGATCGATATGTCGCAATTGATGAAAGGGTTGAATTTAGATGAGGCTACGGAAAAGTTCGCTGCTTCCGGCCGCGGCCTGACAGACGAGCTGGCTACCAAACTCAAAGAGCTCGAAATAACAAGCCAGCGACTCAACAAGCAGCTCGGCGAAGGCATGGCGAAATTATTCGCCCAGGATTTGCTGGAACGAGAAAATCAATTCAAGCAGGGGCTCATCAACATTTTTGCTGAGTTGAAGAACTTTCAGCCTCCGGAATGGCTGTCTAAGTTGAATGACATAGGCAAGTGGGCGGGCCAGAATCTGACGGGCGCAGGATTGGCGGCGCAGTTCGTCACATCTAAAGCCGCCGAGAAACCGGCAACTTTCTCGGAGCGTTTCGGCGCTCTTCCATCGATGACTCCAATTGCCGATGAGTTGGATAGGGCCGCCAAGTCGGCCGAAAAAATAAATGAGGAATTCCGCAAGTTGCCGACGAGAGAAGTCGTCGCGATGGGCGAAGCCGTCGCGCGTGGGTTTAATACGGCAGACCAGACCGTCGCGGATTTGAAAAGAAAAATCGAGGATATGGTCAATGCATTGGGCAGGATCGGTACGCTCAATTTGGCGCCGGGGGACGAGGAGGCGAGGGTCAATGCGCTGCTGCGCGCGATAGATGCCGCGCAGGTGTTGCTCAAGGTGACGCAGGACACCACCGCCGAGACAGCGCGGCACAATTCCGAGCTGCTGAAATTGGCAGACAAATATCAAGGCATGAGCCTTGATGTAGCGCAGGTGTTGGAAAAGCAAAGAGGTCAGCTATCCGTCGCGGAAGCGGCGACCGGTCAGGCGCGCATGGCGGCGCAAGAGCAAGCGACAATCAACGACCTGCTGCTGCAAGGCAAGACATTGATGGAAGCAACGGCCGTTGCGGCGGGTCAACGTGCGATCGCGCAGGCGCAAGTAAATACGGGGGCGCAGCAGCAATTGGCTGCGCTGCAGGATCAATACCAAGTTGCTTCGGCTGTAACAGGCTTGCAGAAAATCCAAGCGCAGGAAGCTGCAACGATAGCGACATTGATTCGTCAGGGTGTTGACGCACAAACAGCGATGGCGATCGGTGCTCAACAGACCGCTAACGCCTTGGCTCAAGTCAATGCCAGTGCCCAGCAGCAATTGGCTGCGCTGCAGGATCAATACCAAGTTGCCTCGGCTGTGACGGGCTTGCAGAAAATCCAAGCGCAGGAAGCTGCAACGGTAGCAGAATTGATTCGTCAGGGCGTTGACGAAGAAACCGCGATGGCGGTTGCCGCACAAAAGACCGCTAACGCCATTGCGGAAGCCAATTCCAACCTCGAACGGCAGACGATTTCATTGCGGGAGCAAAATGAACTCAGCGCTGCAAGACTACGTGGGGGCGGCGACCAAATTGCGGGTTTGCAATATGAACAAATTGTTGCGGCACAACAAGCATTTAATAAGGCCCTCGCCTCCGGCGCGGATGAAGAGCACGCCCTCGCCAATGCGGAGCAAGTGCGATTGAAATACAGCCTACAAATAGCTGAGGCGGCTGAACGGGAATGGCAGGCAAGAGTGAAGGCGGCGGAGGCGGAGCAGGAGCAAATCAATAAAGATATAGATCGCATCTATCACATGGGCGAAAGCAGTGGCGGTGGAGGTGGCGGCGGTGGCGGAACTCCATTTTTTACCAGCGGCGTGAATACGACCGGCAGTGCTTATCTTGATACTATCAACCGGCAACTTAAGTTGGCCCGCGAGGGAGCGGAGCGGGAAAGGCAGAGAGCAGAGGAGATCAACAAGGCCCAAGAGGTCGACCCGCAAAAGCAAGCCCAGGAGGCCGCACAAAAGCAAGCGCAGGCTGCCCAAGAGGCCGCGCAAAAGCGATCGCAGGCTGCCCAAGAGGCCGCACAAAAGCAATCGCAGTTCGAAGAACAAATCCAACAATTGCAAAACCAACGAGAATTGGCCGAAGCTCGAAAGGTAAGCCCGGAGGCCGAAGCGCAAGTGCAGGCGCAGCAAGCCTATGCAGAGGCGATCAAGGGAGGCGCGAGCGCGGCGCAGGCGCAACAGATCGCCGATCTGACTCTGGCTAATGCGCTGGCCGCCAACACGAGCGCGGTGCAATCAAACACCGATGTACTCTCGTCCGCCTATGCGACCGATCCGCGGCTGTCGCATCTGGGTTTCCGTGCCGGTTCCTCGGCGCTCGATTACGATCCGTTCGCGCAGCCGGCGACCGGAGCAGCGGGGCCGGCGGCTCTGCCGTTCGGATCAACGACAGCCACCTCGAGCGGATTGGCGTCGGCAGGGTCGAGCGAAGAGGAAGGGCATTGGGAGGGCGGCGGCCTGTCGATGAAATGGGTTGGAAGTGGACCGCCCAATTACAGTCAGCTCAAGGCCTGGACTCAAGGGTTGGCCGGCGGCGGCGTCATCCCGCCCGGCGGTCTCGCCTACGTGGGCGAACACGGTCCCAATCCGGGCCTGTTGCGGGCCGGCAATGAGCAGATCGTTGTAAGTCCCAGAACTCCGTATCTCGCAACTGATAGCGGGCGACCAGTCCAAATCGTGCAGAACTTCAACGGCCCGGTTGACCAGAGCGTGGCTGCCCAAATGAAAACCACGGCATACCAGGCTGTGCAGGCCGGCATGCGATCCCTTCGCGCGGTGCGCTAATGAGTATCCCGGATTATCGGCTGCCGGAAGGCATTGAAAAAGGCGCGTCGGGAGGACCCGACTTTCGAACATTGATCCAGGAGTCCGCCGCCGGACAGGAACAGCGTGTCATCACCTGGGCGAGGTGCCGGGCAAAGTACGACATCGGGTACAGCATTCTCAATTCGGACGATCCGCTTGGAAATTACAAAATAGTTCTCGCGTTGTTTTATGGCCATTTTGGCAGAGCATATCCTTTCCGGTTTAAAGCCTGGAATGATTATTGGGTGAGCGGCGAGGGCATCGGCTTCGGCGATGGTGTAACGACGCAGTTCCAGTTGTCGAAAACCTATGATCCGGTTCGGGTTTTGTTTTACCCGGAAAATCTCAACGGCCCTCATCAATATATCCGCAATATCGTTCTGCCCGTTGCATCAACGGTGTCGATAATGGTCGGCGCTTTTGAGGATGGAATAACCATCCCGTGGACGCTTGGCGACGGCGGGGTGATAACCTTCGACTCCCCGCCGCCGAACACGAAGTCGATCAATTGGAGCGGCGAATTCGATCTGCCGATGCGTTTTGATGTCGATCATTTGCCGGTGATCATGAACGAGGCTGATCTCGTGCACATTGGATCGATCCAGTTGCGGGAAGTGATTGGCGAGTTCTGATGAAAAGCCTTCCCATCAACCTGACCGATGCTGTGCTTTTCCCGGTTCGGCTGCTCAAGATCACGCGTCTGGACGGGACCGTGTACCGCATCGCCGAGTCTGAAATCGACATCGTGTGCGACGATGAACGATACACCGCGCTCGAAGGTGGCGAATTCAGCGCGGTCGAGCACACGCTCGGCGGCGCCATGCCGTCGATGCAGCTCAAGTTCACACACTCGGTCGGAGGCACATTCGACACGGCGGCGATTGCCAATGGCCTGTTCGACGGCGCAAATGTGTTGCTCTATCTCGCCGACCGGAAGGTTGCGACGATCTCTTACGTGACATCGAACGCGCTCACTATTTTGACCGGCAAGGGCTTGCTGTTCACCGGCACCATTCAGCCGATCTCGTACGATAATTATTTGACCGGAACATTCGACATCAGGGGGCAGGCATCCGAGGCGCAGAGCATCGTGCAAACCTATGCGCCGATGTGCAGGACCGATTTGTTCTCATCGCTCTGCACCGTGGACCGGGCAGCCTATGCACAACATGGCACGATCGACACGATCATCACCAAGTTCGATAGCACCATTTCCGGGCTCGCCTCGCCGCCTGATGGGTGGTTCAATCTTGGCGTCGGCGTGACCGACGGCGGTATTACTTTTGAAATCGCCAACTGGGTTCTATCAACACGGAAGCTGACGACATTTCTGCCGCGCTGCGCTTTGTTCACGGCCGGCGAAGGCGTGACGCTCTACCCCGGATGCGACAAGACGATCGCGACCTGCAAGGCCAAGTTCAACAATAACCTGAATTTTCAGGGCGAACCGCATTTTGCTGGGCATGCCGCGGTATCGGCAGTGGGGCCGACCCTGTCGATCAACGGGGGGAGCTTTTAGGTGGGATGGTATGACGAGCACAAGGAGGCCCCACCTCTTCCGCAAGATTACGATGATCCCAGCCAGGCGCCGCCTGGATACCATTGGGAGAAAATCAGCGGCGGTCATGTATTGGTGGGTGGCGACGACAAGAAATCGTGGGTCACAACGCCACCTGTATCGTGGGATCGAAATCGAAGCCCGCCGACACCTAACCCGACAACGCCAGGCATCAGCACTCCAGATGTTTCAAATGCCACCTATGGCAAGAAAATTCCGATCTCGGCCCTGGGCCTCGCCCGCATCGGCTGCAGCATTATCTTCGGTCCCTATATCGAGGCCGGCCTTGCCAGTTTCGGCGTTTCGTTCGGCGTTCCAGCCGACCCAACCGGCACGCGGGAATTGCGCGAGATTGCTTTCGATTCCAAAGTGGCGTGGACATCGGCGGACGGGTTCACCGGCGAGCCGTTCACCTATCGGTTCTATCCGGGCACGCAAGCTCAGGATGCCGATCCGCTCGAAATCGCAAACTTTCCCGATGCGCCGGTTGCCTATCGGCCGCAAATTCTTTTGTTTTTCGAGAATCTCCCGCTTGAATCATTTCAAAATAAAATTCCATACGTTGCAGCAGTCATTGCCGACACGACCGACGGCGATGATCCGGCGGACGGGATCAACCTCGGGACGGCGCTTGAGCGCATTGCCCGATCGCCTTGGACAACTTACACACCCGAGACCTTCGAGGCGGTCAATGTCATCGACATCGTCGGCGGCATCCTGCTGGCTGACGATTACTCGTTCCTTCAATTGCTCCAGTATATTTCGCGCATTTACCGCAACCTCGATATCGTGCAAACCGATAAATTGCGCATCAAGGATCACGGCGCGCATGTGACTCCGGATATCCGGCTCGATCTTTCCCGCATCGTATCGTCGGACAGCCCGGTCCAATTCCAGCGCCAGGAAGCAGCGGCGACGCCGCGCGAGCTCGAGCTCGTCACGATCGATCCCGATGCGGATTACTGCTGGGTGTCGTCGAAGGCGCAGCGGCCACGCGATCCGGTCGTGACTTCCGCGTCGGTCGGCAAGGAGACGGTGACGCTGCCGCTGATCATGAATGCGGCGACGCGTACCTCCATGGTTTATTTCGCGCAGTACGCGGAAGAGGCGGCGCGCAAGAAAGTCACGTTCGGCGCGCTCGCATATGGATACCAGATCGAGCCCGGTGACCGGGTCGCTCTGATCGACATCGGCGCCGGGATCGAGAATGAGGTGTTCAAGATCACCAAGACCATGCATGGCGCGAATTGCGTCGTGCAGTGCGAAGCCGAAACGATCATGCGGTGCAATCTGGCGTTTGATGACAGCGATAGCGGCGATGACCTTGCCGTCGAATTTTTAGATGGGGAAACATAGTGGGCTATTTGCAAATACCGGACGGCATTGCGAATTTCGATCAGGCGGTGATTTCGTTTTGGTTTCGGGTGCCGCAGGAGTCAATCGATGCGGCTAGTAGCCAGGCCCTGAGTAGTCATGAGAATGATGTGAACTGGTATTTCCCGGCGTTGGCCAGGACCATTCCACTAGTCACATTTGGCTCGGTCGAGGCAGCGATCAGCGGTTATGGTGACGGGAGCGGCGCCTATCCGACATCGCCGAGCTACATCGGCGTCGATTGTACTGGAGCCGTTAATCCGCCGGCAAATACACTTTGCGCTCACCTGGCTATGTCGAACACCATGACCTTTACGATGACCCCGATGGCGAGCGATGGTGGGGGTTCTTCGGGTGAGCCGCAGTTTCTTCATACGCTGCAGAGAAAAGATGCATTTTTCATGGCGGGGAATGGAGACAAGCCCTATGTGGGAGGCGAGCTCTCTCAGTTGGTTGTAACGCCCGACACATGGCATCATATCTTGATCTCGTTTGATCTAACGAGCGCGGCCACTGTAATTTACAGCACGGCAGGCGGCAATGTTGCCCCGATAAAACATCCGGTTGGCGGGCCGGCATTCATGTGGGCGTTCGATGATGTCAATAGAACCGATTGGTCGCTCTACCCGTCCTGCGCTCAAGTTTACAACGTCCAACCGCCGTCAAGCGCTTTTGTCCCCCCTCCGGTCATACCCTACAAACAAATAACCACGAATAATCTGATTTCCGTGCCGGGCGGTGCATGGGCGTTCATCGCAACATGGTCGCCGGTACTGATCAAATCCTTGGACAATGCGATCGGCATTCCGACGAGCGTCGAGTTTGTCGATAACATCTACCGGGTAGAGATGGCCGAATTTCAGTTGTTCACGGGTGTCACTCTGGATGTCAGCGTCGAAGAGAACCGCCGCGCCTTCGTTAGTGGCGCCGGGCATCCGGTAATTCCAACAGCAGCAGCGACGTTGCTGGGACAGTCACAAAAGATTTTATTGCACAGAAGCAGCGACTGGATCGCGGGATCAAACAGCGGTTCTATCGCTGTTGATTTCGACCCGACCGGGACGATCACACCATATGATCCGGAACCGGCCTTGGGATGAAATCCAGTGCCGCACGGCGACACCTGCGTTAGCCACCTGTTTGAACCTGGAGCCATTCCGGCAAGCGCCGGGATGACGCCGATATTGCCGACCACGTCCGAGCCTCCTAGCGGGCAGGCCACCGTTGCCGCCGCCATTGCCGAGGCGGCTGCGGCAACAGATGCGGTAACCGGAATAAAGATAACCGCGACTGCTGCGATGACCGAGGCCGCGACGGCGGCCAGCGTCGTCAATGCCGGGCTAATCCGAGTCGCCGCGATCGTCGAGGGTGTGACGGCGACCGATGTGTTGGGACCGAGCGTTCCGGCGACGGTGACCGAGGCGGCGACGGCGGCCCATACGCAAGATGCTTCCGTTGTTGCAGCTCCCGTGAAGACCTTTGGCATGAGCGCGGCGCGTGCCGGGATGCACTCGGTTATTGTGCGTCCGGCAACAAGCAAGACGCAGATCGTGAGCGATATCGGGGCAGTGAGCTGACATGGCTGATTGGTACGTATCGAGCGCCACTTATGCATCGGTCGCGGCCTGGCAGGCGACGCATGCCTACAGCGTCGGCGATCTGGTCAAGCCGGTGACTACGACATACGCCAACAGTTGGGTTTTTCGCGTCACGACGGCCGGCACTTCCGGCAGTTCCGAGCCGACTTGGCCACAAGCTAATAACGCAACGGTTTCCAACGGTAGTGCGGTCTTTACCAATGTTTCCGGCCAGAGCGCCTACGGCTGGTCGGCGGCAGCCGGGTCGCTTTATGCTGTATCAAGTTCAAGCGTGACAGGTCGTCCACTTGCGGGCGACCGTTGTTTTATTTCGAGCGATCATGCCGAGACGGTTTCTGGAGGCACGCCGACGTTCAGATCGAACGATGGTAGCAATGCCTATGGTCTTACTCAGTACCTTTCGGTTAATCGCGCCGGCTCGGTTCCGCCGGTGGCGTCCGATCTTCAGAATGGAGCCGCGATAGCAAACTCAACCGGCAGCTCTCTCCTGCTGGAGGCGTTTTGTGATATTTACTGGCAAGGACTCTCATTCTCGCAGGGCACGAACAGCGATATTTTATTTAACAGCTCGGCCGCAAAATCGCATTACTTCAAGAATTGCGCTTTGTTGTTTTCGGGTTCCGCGGGTTCTGTATCGCGGATACACAGCAACAATCCGGCCAAGGCCACTTTCGACAACACGACCGTGCAATTCAATAATGCGGGACAGGGCTTGTTTGGGAGTGGCGCCTATTCGCTCGAATTGATTTGGTTGAACACTCCGAATGCAATTGCGGGCGCAACGATCCCCACGATATTGATGACAACGACCGTCGGCCAGCAAAATCCGCAGATAACATGCCGCGGAGTTGATCTAAGCGCCATCACTGGAACGATCGTTGGCACAACGGGGGGCCCGATCAAGGCGTTGTTGGAGAGTTGCAAGATTGCCTCCGGTGTCACGAGGCTGGCTGCTCATGGCGGCGGCACCAATAGTTTTAATGACGAGCTCGAACTGGTCAATTGCTGGGATGGGACAAACGTC